GATGACTCAAATCCATAAATGGATGGAGGCTAATGGTCCAGAATGGACGGTTGATAGACTCAAATCTTTAAAGGTTTGGTTCCTTCAGCATCTCTCGGGTAATGCAGATTACTCAGAGCCTTGGTTTGGAAAAACCAAGCGCAACGGCCATCTGATTCCGTCGGGGGCTTTCGGGCCCTTACTCAGTGATGTCTTTGCTTCAAAGCACAGGCATAATAAGAAAATTATCAAGGTATTGTCTGCCTTAATGGTCTACACTGGGGTTCGGCTTGAGAAACCGAGTCCAAAGCAGATTCTTAAAACTATAGGATCTATCCAAGGTCCTATGCTTGACAAAACCAATTCAGATCATATAGCAATGTTGGGTAAGGAGAGATTATCTCAACTTATCCTTCAGAACAAAGATATGAATAGTGCCTTAACAAGGTTCAAACGTAGAAAACAAAAGGGTTTCATGTTTAAACCTGTGTCTCTCAACACGGGGAAACCTTTTACCCAAGGTGAGAAGTATTTAACTTCTTTTATCCAGGGGCTACATGTTCCTTTGGTGCGGGAGTACTTGACAAATAATTTTAGACTCTTTCCAACTATGGATTTTCCGGACTTAGATCCAGAAAGAATTCCATATAGGTTAGACGAGATTATTCAGGCGCCATACTCTGGCAAAATTGTAGTAATACAAGAAGCTGGAGCAAAAGCTAGAGTTGTAGCAACTCCAAGCTCGGCGTCACAAGTGACACTCTATCCACTTCACAGAATGTTGGATGAGATGCTTCGCATCCTTCCTACTGACTGTACCCATGACCAGGAAGCTGGGGCTAAATGGGCTTTCAACCATTTAGCCAATGGGCAAGATCTACACTCTGTGGATCTTAGTGGTGCAACAGATAATTTTCCAATCTCACTACAAACTGGTTTGTTGGAGGGGCTTGGTCTTAATGACGAGGCCTTACTACTTACTCAGTTGGCTAAGGGTATTTGGATCTTAGATTCAGATTTAGTCACTGACCTACTGGTCGGTGCAACCCAAATTGCGACCACTTATACCAAGGGACAACCTCAGGGGCTTTACTCAAGCTTTCCTTTGTTTGCCTTAACACACAATCTATTACTAATAGACTTGTGTAGCAAACTTGGCCTTAAGCCGGTTGAATCTTTTAGGATTCTAGGAGACGATATCGTTATTGCTAACGACGAGTTGAATAAATCTTATAG